TCAAGTTATGGAAGAAAAAAAACAAAAGTAATTAACAACAGGGGGGAGAAATCCCCCCACAACAATGGAGAAAAAAAATGGGTTTAATTATAAATGTATATAGAGATGCAGACGATAGTTATGATTGTACAGACAATGGTGTATCAAAAAGATTTAGCAGATTATGTGTTACGAATGTAAAAGGGTCAGATGAGCCTTCAAAAGATTGCCCACCAGTTAAATTAGTAAAAAATCCTTTCAATACTGTGGCTATTGTTCCAGACGAATTAAGCGGTAAAGCTACTACATTTGGGGGCAATTATGGTGGTACTTCAGATGGTAGATTTTGCAATGCAATCAAAAAAATTACCGGCACAGAATTTCATGGTGCAGTTGCAATACACGATAGAGAACATTGGTAGATAATTAAAAAGAAAAAGAGCCTCGCAAAGGTCTTATAAAAAACCCTAGATTTAGTATAATAAAGATCGTACAGAGTAATGTACAAAAAAATAAGATTGAGAAAAATGAAAATGTCAATAAAAAAAGGGCAAGGAGTAACTATGAAAAATAAAAACCAAAACATTTACACAAGTATTGCGCATAATATATATTATCCCACAATTAAGTGGTACTTTAATATACAGCATTTCCTGTGTAGGCAGAGCAAGCAGGAAAGTCTGCGAAACTTGATTATGCTGATCACAGAGGCTGTTCTTATTTTTACAGCAATCTCAACTATATTGATTGTCGGATTAGCATTATAATGGTCGGTAAGATTACAAGCGACAAATTGCTGTCTGCAAGTCAGATCGCAACGCTCATGGGTGAATCTCCATTTAAAACACGAAACGAACTGTTAAAGGAAAAGCTATATCATAATTATAAAGGCTATGATCAACCACCTGAAACCCCAGAAACTGAAATTATGCAGTGGGGCAATCGGTTAGAACCTATCATTCTACAGGAATCTGCCAAGTTGTTAGGCTGTAAGGTCAATACTGAAATTACAGAAGTCTACAGCTATGGCGATAATTTCTTGGAATGCAGTTTAGATGGAATATTAAATTCTATAAATCAAAAAAAAATATATCCAACAGATCATATATTCTTACCACAGGGTAAGGAGTATATCGAGATGCAAGGAAAAGGCATCATTGAGGCTAAAAATACACGCTCATTTTTCACTGCTGAGCCACCAAGTTGGCGTGGGGTATGGCAACTGCAAGCACAGTTTTTGTGCTGTCCTTGGGCATACTGGGGCGTTATAGCCACACTTTATCAGGGATCTCATTTAGCTTTATATGTTTATGAGCCAGATGCTGAAATGCAAAAGCAGATATTGGATGCTTGTGATGATTTTTACAAAAGGCTTAAACAACCTGATTTTTATCCATCAGACAGCGTTCAGGAAGCAGCTAGCGCATATCCTTTAGTAGAAGAAGATTTACCTTGTGTTGATTTAGCCGGCAATGATTCATCCATTGCCGAAGATTATTACGAGGCCAAGAAAGCGCAAAAAGAAATGGCTCAACTGGTTGAACAACTTGAGGCCGAGATTATAGACAAGATGGGGATGCATCAGAAAGGCGTGTTTAACAACGACTTGGGCGTACCCATTTTCACTGTGGAACGCAAAATGCGTCATTACAAGGCACAACCTGAAAAAATTATACCGGCAAAGCCAGCACGCAGTGAACGTCAGAAATCATTAACATTTAAGACAGACTGGAGTTTGTAATGCAGTTTAGAAGTCCAAATCAAAAACATATTTTTTACTTTTACAAGAAGTATATCGATAAAAATGGGTATGCGCCCACAATGACAGAAGTCAAAAAGGCGTTGGACTTAGATCTCATGACTATACGCAGGGCACGACAATCTTTGGTTGAAGATGGCAAAATGGAATATGTTGCTGGGCAACAAAGGAGTGCTGTATTATGTCAGGATTAAATTCAAAGAGAGAACCAAAATACACTTGTGATCGGTGCAGAAAACAGCCAGCAACAGTATGGCTGAACTATCCATCTGACGAATGCGTTTGTTCAACTTGTTATTGTTTGGAAGTCAACTTTGGGATCGCAAATTATCGCAGAAACAAGGGTGATTTTGATCGATTTATGGATGGCTCAAGTCATAGGGAAGATTTATGAGTTCCTCACTAGTCCTCACTAGTTCCTCACTAGACGCACCTCACGAACTATCTCCTCACTAAAGGCTTTTACCTTTAGGGAGATTAGTGAGGTGAGGAGAACTAGTTTCCTCACTAGTCCTCACTAAATCCTCACTAGAAAACACGTTTGTTACATTTATGTTAGGTTAAAATATGTACTCAAGATACACAGAAAACGAGGCTGAAAGTATAGTCGATCATTTGAAATCGATTGCCGATATGATGGAACGAAAATTTGGTCTTATTGAGGCTAATCTTAAGAAAGTTGATGATGGGTTTCAGAAAAAATTTTTAGCACAGGAAAAACAATTCAAAGAGGCTAAGAAGTCAGGGGATGGAAAGATGATATTGGATAAGGGTAGAGCTATGATTAGAGCATGGAAAGCTTTAGATCAGGCACTGGTCGAACTAGGGGTTCAACACGTTCCTACAACAGTTTGGGTCACTAAGCATCAAGGCAGGGAAAAAGTACAAATCAATGTTGTGCAGGATTTAAAGGATATGCCGAATACATGGGCAGATAACGAGGCATGGATCTCATTAGAGGCTCTTGTCAATTGTTTGCCCGTAGCTGTCATAGAAACGAAATGTAAGTTCTCAGGGTCGCTAATTGCAGGGCTAGAGGATTATTTTGACGATGACATTCCATTTTGATTGAGGTGAAACAATGAGAGTGAGCAGATACAAAGGTAAAAAATATTGTTTGTGTTGTGGTAGGAAATTTGGATATGTGAACATTAGAAAAATCTTTTGTACAAATCTATGTGCAAATAAATATTATCGATCAAGCAGAACGATAGAAAAAAATAGACCAATTACATTGCCATATATTCCAGAGCACATGACAGAAAAGGAGCAGTAATGAACATAAATAAAAAAATCCAACAAGAGATTATAGAGGCGAGCAAGCTGTTAGATGATCGTGGTGAGGTCTATGGAAATGCTATACAAAATCATAGTGATATAAAAGATTTCTTTAATCTTGTGTTAGGGAACAAACTAAATGAGCAAGTTACAGAGATTGATGTAATTTTATGTATTATAGGCCAAAAACTAGCAAGATTAGTCAAATCTCCAGATCATGAAGATAGTTTTAAAGACATAATAAATTATTGCGGCATAGCACTTATTGTTAATCAAAATAAAGAAAAACAATATGATATTGCTAGTAAAATAAGTTTTACAGGTGAATATGATGGCAATGACAAAGAAACATAAACCTTATGTTGTAGGCAAAGATAGAGGTAAATGGTTTAGTATTTTAGGCGATTTAAAACCTAATACATTTGTGACTTGCGATAAGGATAATATTGGGCGTGCTAGGTATGCACTGTATCAAATATACAACGATCCTTTAGAGCGTGAAACTGTTAAGATTGCAGACAATGAATACCAATTATGGCGTTACGAAATAGAAAAACCTAGAAAAGTAACACTGACTGCAAACATTGCCCATGCGAGGCAAAAATAATACTTTGACGCATAATATACATTATGTAACTTTTTATACCTATAAGTCATTGTTTTTATTGCATTAATTTTGTATGACATATATAGCACACATTATTACTGGTATAACGTATAAATTGTGTAGGAAAAGGCACATTTTTGTAGGAAAAACGGCAAAATAGCCCCCATGGGGGTAGGGGTATGATAGGCGTAGGTGTAGGTAAAAAATGACTGACAGCGTGAAGATTTGTTTCTTTGCCATTTCGGCAATGTGTAATATATTTATCACATGGCAGGACAACCCATGAAAAGACGGCTATTAGCCGATATTGAGAAATCAGGTGGCATCGAGAAGTTAATCGAGCGCATTGCTGATGGCGAAACCATGACAGCAATAGCCAAAGATTACAATGTTTCTAGAAGGATGCTTTCCCATACCTTGAACAAGAACCCTGAAACCAAGGCATTGCTGGAGTACGCCAAGAGAGAGCGCAGTCATGCTTATGCAGAACAAGCGTTGGATATTGTGGATCGAGTTGATGCCAGCCCGAATGAGATTACAAAGGCAAGGGAACAGGCGAATATTCGCAGATGGTTAGCTGGATGCGAAAATCCTGAAAATTATGGGCAACGGCAAAATGCAATACAAATAAACGTGGGTGATTTGCATCTCGATGCTTTAACAAAGAAACCGATCCATGCAAAAACTATTGAAAACAAATAATCTGCACGATTTCCTGCAACACAAGTATGACGAAATCGTGATGCTGGGTGTGAAGAATGATTTAGTGACGATTATGTCAACTTGCAAAGCACCGGAATTGACAACAGCCATTTTAGAATTTGCGACTGAAGAGGCATTAGAAGATTTATTTCCACATTTAAGGGATGGGTATGTCCACTAATCCATTTGCAGAGTTTTTGGATCGATACAGCGATGACCCGGTTTTATTTGTGTCTGAAGTGCTGGATATTGAGCCGTTTGATTATCAGGCTGAATTGCTGAATGAGGTGAATAAGGGAACACGTAGGTTAAGTATTAAATCTGGTCATGGAACTGGTAAGAGTTCTTGCGCTAGTTGGTTGATGACTTGGTACTTGTTTACACGCAAGGCAAAGATTGTAGTGACTTCCCCCACCCAGACCCAGTTATTCGATGCGCTGTGGGCAGAATTAAAATCTAATTTAAATAAATTGCCTACACCCTTGCGTAGCCTGATTAACGTAAAATCGGACAGGATAGAGTTAATTTCTGCGCCTTCTGAATGCTTTATCAGTGCGAAAGTGGCTAGACCAGAACAGCCAGAGGCGTTTGCTGGAGTTCACCAAGCACCGGGTGAGAATGGCAGGGGTTGCGTGCTGTTGATCGCTGATGAGGCATCTGGTGTACATGAAAAGACGTTTGAGGTAGGTGCTGGGTCTATGTCAGGGGATAACTGTACGACCCTGCTTTTGTCCAACCCTACAAAATCGTCAGGTACGTTTTACGATAGTCACATGAACCCTAAATCAACATGGTGGACGCGTACATGGTCATGCATCAATTCACCATTGGTTAGTAAAAAATTTATTGATGAAATGATCGAGCGATATGGGGAAGAAAGTCCAGAATTTGCGGTGCGTGTGCTGGGTGAATTTCCAAGTGTAGATGATAATACGATTATTCCATTTCATTTGTGCAAATCAGCGATTGACAGGGATATTGAGGAAAATCCAAGTGCTATGACTGTCTGGGGTCTGGATGTAAGCCG